CTTTTTCTGCGGCTTTTTTGTACTTTTCTGCATAGAAGCGTTGGATTGAAGCTTCTTTCTTACGTTTTTGTTCAAGTTTAACCCTCTGCATAAGACCCACATGAGAGATATAACGTTCTGAAGTAGTACTTAACCAATTAGAAACTTCACGTAGGCTATATTGCTTAAGATACTTCTTAGCTTGTTCAAATAATTCTAACTCTTCTGGGATTGGTAGTAGTATATCAGAGTCATTGGGGTCTTGTCTATAGCCAAATGGTATAACTCTACCTACTCTTACTACTGGTAGCCAATCAAACTCACCTTCAGCTTTTTCTGGCTTAGGTAACTGCCAAGTTTTATTAGTCTTCATCTGATTTAGGAGGTAATATAAACAAAGGACTCTCTGCCTTAACCTCAACCTTATCTGTTTTTACAAAGCCAGCTCGATCTAATAGATCTTTTGCAGCTGCCATCTTCTCTTTATTACCCAAGTCAGTTGGGTTCTCCATTACGTCTAGCATGGAGTATGCAGCTTGAGGACCACGAGTAGCTATAAGACTCTTAGTCCTCTCTGCAATCTCTGTTTCTAGAGTTTTCATTATACTAGCTGAAGATGTACCTTCGGCATACCCTGCAAGTTTGATTGCTTGCATGGTATTACCTCGGGCATCCCCAAACAATGCTTCAAGAAACATTTCTTGTTTTTCTGTAAGGTTACGAGCCATTCATTCTCCGTTTAATATCGTATCTTGCAATGCCGATATCTTTTAATTCTCTATCGGTTAAGTGTGTAAGTAACCACAGATCTGCTCTAGCTTGCTGTGATCTTTGTATTGATTCGTGTAAGGCCTTTAGCCATTTTGAAAATGTTTTAAACATGTAAGTTCTCCAGTTGGTACTACAAGACATTTGTAGTTTACTAGAGACTAGTTTTACATAAGTAGTTATAACATACTACAGATAATAATGCAACCCCGTTATGCTTTAACGATTAGGACTATAAAACTCTCTACAGGATATTAGTACTTCCATAGTGTTAGCTGTCTCACCATAGGCAACAATCTTATCTCCTGCATGAAGATGAAGTACACCTGGGCCAAAAATATTTTCTGCAGAGTTACCAGCTATTGTATGATTCTTTAACACATAATGATAGGTAGTATCGTCTTGATGATAAAACTGCAGGTATACTTTTTTAGATGAGTTATTATTATTAGCTACATGAAGTAAGTCTACTGTTGCATCATGTAATGCTGGACATGCATACACAACAGTAGCGTTAGCACCTGTAGTAGTAGATGCTACCGTTACTGCTTCTGTAGCTGTAGAGTAGTGTGTTTCAACCATTTACTTTTCTATAACCTTAGTTGTCCAAGCTTCGTTCTCAGGAGTTGTTGGATCATCCTTTACGAAATGCCCAGACTTAGTTCGAGCACGTACTTTTTTAGTTACGACAGAAGATAATATCTCTTGTACCCTAGAGTCGGTACACCAATAAGAACCATAAGGATCTAAAGCAGCTAGTACATCACCCATCTTAGTAGTAACGTTTTCAGGAGTTACTAAGTAACCACACTCTTCTAGCGGATCTTTATAGTCCTCAAAGTTCATTACTTCCTCGACATTCTATTAGGTTTCATAGATGCACCACAGTTTACTGAACCACCTTTATTATAGCCCATCTTCTTAGCTACAGCAGGTGCAGCTTTCTTTAAGGCTTTCATACCTTTAGTCATACCGCCATGTTTATAACCAGATTTTTTCTTCATATCTGAATCTTTCATTATTGTGCCATCAGGCATTTTGTGATAACCTTTTTTCATAGTAAGTCCGCCTTTCGAAGCTCTAAACTTTTTAGTTTTTTCTGCAATTTTCTTTGGTTGTTTAACAAATTGTTTTCCCGCAGCTGTGCCTTTACGTTTAGCTGCACTAGTAGCTGCATATTCTGCTGGGGTTAAAGCTTCTCTTGCTTTTTTAGGGAGATAACGTTCTCCTGTTTTAGCACTAGGCTTACCACTTTTAGTTCCCCACTTTTCTTTAGTCCACTTCTTAAGTGACTTCTGAGAAGCTTTCATGTCTTCCTATAACCTCCACCAGCTTTTTTATACTGTAAGGCTAGCATTTGAGCTTTACGTGCAGACCATTGACCTGCTTTACCACCTTTAGTACCTGCTTTAATTTTACTAAATAATCTTTTACGTAGTGCAGGTTTTGTATAATTACCTGCTTCGTTTACTCTAGATTTTGATTTAGGTTTAGCCATTACCACTTAACCTTATCTGCCCAATAGGCTGCTGACATCTTGCCCTTCTTGATATTCTTGGCATGTCTAGACTTAAATGATTTTCTTTTCTTTTTCATCCTATCAGATTCACCAGACTTAGGTTTACCTGCTGTAGATGCACCCTGTTCTCCAAAACGAATAAGTTTATACTTGCCACCCTCTGATGCCATAACTACATGAGACTTAGTAGCATGATCAGGAGTACGTTTAGGTTTGTTTACGCCTTTAAGATTAAGGCGTTTCATGGTTGCTTTGACTCGATCAGGTACTGCCATTAGATCATGTCCAATGCTTGTTCTAGTGTTTCTTTGTTTCGTCTAGTCCAACCACGACCAAATGTCTTAAAGGTATCTAAGCCTTCATAAAAGCCTTGACGAACAGTGTATACGTAATCAATAATAAACTTTGGATCTTTCTCCATAATAAGACCTAGTGTCTGTGGACCGATTGCTCCATCAGCTGTAGCTCCTACTGCACGTTGGATAGCTTTAGCTGGACGACCAGAACCTGAATTAACTGCCCAATCAAATGCACACCAGTCTACACCAGATGGTAGATGATCACCTTTAACTCTGTCCCAGTAATTCTTTTTGTAGATTGGCCCGACATCTGCTGGAGTTAGATCTCTCATCTCCTGCTCAGTAGATTCCCTGCCGATCCATTCATCATAGACTCTTTTAGTAACACCGAGGTTAGTCATACCACCAGGGTCACTAGGATGATTAACATATCCACCTTCATGATGTAATAACATCTCTAGGCATTTATCAAAGTTGTTTTTCATTATTTCTTCCCGAAGTATTTACTTACACCACGCATACCAATACTAGCACTGACGATTCCACCTAGTGAGTATTGATACCAAGCTGGCATATTAGATAATGCAAGAAATCCATCTTGTACTATTTGATTGCCCCAATCACCACAGAAGGCTAAGATCAATGGTATTGAGAATAGTAAAGTAATCCATTCGTCTTTCCACGAGTTCTCTGTAGCTTTCATAGCTGCTAGATCCCAATCAAGTTCTCCAGTAGCTATCTTCATTTTTGTTTCAGCTTCAGCCTTCTTCACGGCTGTCTTGCCTTCGATCATTGTACCAGCTAGATTAGCTACCTGGCCTATTAAGTTTAGTCCTAACATTATCCGTTATTCCCTTTAACTTCTTTCTTGCTCATGTTGGTTACTCCGAAGAATACACCAACTATACCAGCAACTGATAAAAAATAAATAGATGCCATTGATCCTATGATATCAGCAGCTTTATCTGCACCAATCATAGAACACAATAGAACAAGAAATGGGTAGGCTAACATTCCTGCTAGACAAAACCATGCCATTCTTCTTTGAGCATCACGTTGTGCATCTTCATCATCTAATCGTCTACGTCGATCTTCTAATGCTAATGAATCCCATTCGGATTTATCAATGAGTCCATTACCATCTGTATCTGCATCTTGAAAATTAGTCATTGTTCCCAGTCTCTCTTACGCTTAGGATCTAGTACGTCTCTAGCTAATAGCTTACCTTCGAGATACATACATCTTTCTATTCTGTCTAAGGTTTCCCAATTACCTGAATGTTGATAGTATGCTTCTCTAATGTAGAATACGTCTGATCTTGGTATATGAACCCTACGGAGTTTACCTTCGTTCTGATCAGCAAGTGCCTTATAGAACTCTTCAAGTACCCTCTCACTGGAATACATTTTAGGTTTGGACATGACTAGTTATACCTTTTAGAAACCCCGTGTCAACAACTAAAGTTGGGACGACAGAAATATCTCCATCTACTAAGAATCCTTATCGTTACTAGTATAGAGTAAGTATTGCTTATCGTTACTAGTAAGAGGGGTACTTTAAGTATACTTTAAGTATTTACTTATATTATTATTATTAGTAGATGATAATACTTATAGTTACTTTAAGTAACCTAAAGTATACTTTAAGTATATTATATCATATTATAAAACTAAGTCAATAGACAAATTGTAGCAGCCTACATATTTCTTGTCGTAGATACTTAGAGTTACTCAGATAATTCTTAACGGCGGCAGACTAACTACTATTAGGCTCTGAGAAGCTTAATAAGCCTCACTGAGGGGTTACATGCTGTCGTCAGGTTAAGATATACCTGAAGACTACCTAAAGGCTCTCTATGAGGCTGTATAATGTATTAACATAATATTCAATATAATGGTCTAACATTATCTCCAATATCAATATAATGATAAAAAGGATAAGGTATACCTCCAGTTCCAGGATAATGTTATAATATAACATATTACATAATGTAGTTAACAGCTTTAAAAATACCCCCCGCTGTCATTGTGTGTATACGCTACCTAGTACCCCCCGTCTGCCCCATGTCCCCCTCCTTTGTTCTCCTTACGTTCTTATCAAGTAAATTATTATGCTTATCTCTATGCTAACCTATTGATTTTATTATATTATTTATACAATTAAGAATTATTTAAATGGGATATATTATGAATTATGTTATGTTATACTATAACAGTCTCTCAACAGCAATTAAGAAGTACAACACTATACCATCTATTTAGTTTAATATTAAACCATATCCCCTAGTAAATCATAATGATAGTATAATGCTAAACCATAAAGTAGTTCAACATTAAACTAAATTTTATTTCCAGTTCATAATGATATTATAATAAAATAATATTAAATTTCTTTTCCTTTGTTTTCAATAACTTACAAGAGATTTTATAAAAATATTACAAAATGTATAAATTTCTTGTTGATTTATTAAATTATATCATTATTTTGATATTCAGAAATTGATTATAAGTATTTTCGGAGTGAGATTATATTTTAGATTTTAGTAGTTTTTAACTATGTGCTATTTTACATTTACCTAACTAACAGGTTTTATATTAAGATTTTAGGGTTTTAATTGTTAGAAGGTTGCAGATACTTAAAGTAAAAATATTCAGTAATGAATATAGAAACTTAACTAGGAAAGTATCTTATAGAATATTAAT